GGAACATGGCGCGTATCTTCTCCTCAATCTCCGGCGTGATGGTGGGCGGTGGATTGCCGTTCAACCGACTCAAGATGTGGGCCGCGTGCTCGTAATACTTGGACCGCCCCAACTTCTTCAGAATCTCGCGAATCTCCTTCTCCGTCAGATCGGCAATATTGTCGATGCGACGCTTACGGATCTCCAGCACCACCTCGTTCATCACCTCTTCGGGAATCATGGTGGATTCCTTGGCCTGAAACTGGTTCAGAATCTCGTTGAGGTGGTTGATCTTCTTGTACGCGTAATTGTTCCGCTCCTTCGGCGGGTCACGGAACGACTGGAAATCTGACACAACCAGCGAGTATTCCTCAGACCCGCACTTGGGGCACACCAGAATACCCTCGGAACTGATTTCCTCACGCGCCACATTACACTGCGCACAGTGTTCTGTCTGCTGCTGCGTGGCTTCGGGAACCGCACCCAACTTCATACGAGCCACATACTCATCGAACATTTGCTTGCGCGTGATGCCCGTATCCGTGGACGCAGCCGTGGCAAAGTACTTCAGGAAGGTGTTGGCATCCTTGGGCGCAACTGTCGTGGCCGAGGTGCCCCCCGATTCGCGATTGTAGTAGCCCATGAGGATATCCATGTTCTTCAAGTAATACTCCTGCACGGGATCCGACTGCACGGCCTCCTGCTCCAGTTCCTTCACGCGCGCCTCCCACTGCGAGCACTGAATCACATCTCCAATCTCGTTCGATCCGCGGACTGCCTGCACTCGTTCCTTCAATTGCGTCAACTCCGCCTCTGCATCCGCCTTGGACTGTGTCTCCCTCAATCCCTGGACAATATCCTGGTGAACCGAATCGAGCGTCCCGATGGACGCCGATCCCGTTTCCCGTATCCGCCTCACCTTGAATACATCCATACTGAACTTGTGGTTGTCTATGTAGATGGGTTCTTCAACGCCTCTGTGACTTCCTTCATAAATGCAGGGTTTGAGCAAATCTGAGGCCTTTGCTTGCGAACCGCCGACAACAACACGGGAAAGTCCAGTCCGAAGTTCTTACACATGTAGTACAGCAGCAGAAACGCCGAACGGTTGATACCCGCTTGGCAGTGGACTAACACAATGGCATTGGGTGCGCGGAGAAAGGTCCGCAGTGCGGCTTCGAATTGGGGGTACCAATCCAGAATCTTGACCTGTGTGGAGTCGTAGGCGTCTAACTGGGCGTAACGGCTAGGATACGCGCGTCGGAACCAGCCAGGCGAATCCTCAGAGAAGGCGCAATTGATGACGTGTGTCACCCGATGCGTATTCACGAAAAACGGGGTCAGTGACGCCCCCGCACCCAAGCAAATGTTGGGATACACCCACGCAGGAGTGTCCATTCCTTATGTTTGGCTGTGTGTCTTAAATCCCCAAACTACCGAGAAACACGGAGAGCAGGTGGGCAATCACCACAGCCGCCGCGCCCAGAACGCCCGCGCCCTGCCACGACACCACGCCTCCGCTGGTGTACATGGACGGAAGGTACTGCAGAAGCATGTTGCGAGGTGTCGACAAGGAGATGATCGCAGCGGCGACAAAGAAGCAGAAGTACAGGCGCAAGTTACGGAACATGAATCCCATCTGGGGCAGCGTCGGCTTGAACGACGGAATCATCGAGCCCTGCGTGGTCTGCTCCGTCGACGGCATCGGAATCAGAGGCGGGGCCGACTGGTTGCCCTGCGGAGAGGGGAGCAAGGCATCCAAAGAGGTGGAGTCACTGTCCATTGTTTATACTCAAGGCATCTTTTCGCATGTCGCATCTTCCACGCGATAGCGATAGCACTTTCCATTCACCCGATTCGTCTTTGTTCGGATGTCCTCTAGCGGCAACGCCAAGGTGTGCTGCGTCATGAAGTCGCGGTGGAACAGGAGCGCCGCCAGCCCGAGACCAATGATGAAGGAAAAGAAGGGCCGAGCACGTTCGATGGACGATGTGATATTCAACACCATTACTTCTTAAGCGATGCCAAAAGATTGAAGGAGTCTGTCTCCGAAGTGCATGGAACTTCGGTGGCCTCCACATGGACGCACCCCGTATCCGTGTGGTACACCAGCTTTCCATCTGACGGGTCGGGCACCTTCGAGACGGTGCGCTTCGGAGGAATGACAATTGTGGACAGCAGCAGCCCAAAGGTGACACCCGCGACGAACCAGATTCCGTCGATCATTGTCATTTGCGCCCGAAATAAGCTGACGCTACACCCGTAGCGGCGGTGAGGTCAAATCCAACCGTGGCGGTTCCCGGGGTCTGGCCGCCGGGTAGCATACCCGTCTCGGGCAACTGACTCTCGACGAACCACCAGAACGTGAATTGAATGGCAAAGGACCACACGGGTGCCAGGGCCGCAAGGAACGCCATGATATATGCAGTCGGTCCGAACTGACCGATCAACCCTGCAGCGCCTGCGAAAATCATTCCGTATTGTCCGAACTTTGCTTCCGTTGCCAAGGACGCGGTCAGCCCAGAGTTCAGGATGTGTCTCCACAAGGTGAATGCCCATACGATCATCAAGACCCAAAACACCGCCACGGTCAGCCAAAACTGAAGGGTGCCTGCCGCCAAGGCCGCCTTGAAACTCAGTTCACTGGGCTTCTTCATCAGCAGTCCCCAGGCAGACAGTTTTCCGAGAATGATGATCTGTTCCATGGTGAACTCTCTCGTGTGATACCCATCGGGGTCGATCCACTGGATCACTGCAGCAGGCGGTTTCAGTTTGACGGCGTCGGAGTTCTCGGGCTCCGAGAGGATTCCATCGTCACGAAGATCGTTCACCAGTTTCTTGACGGGATATTCGACATATCCCGCATAGCGGTTGGCATTGAGATACTTGATGATATCGAACGTCTTGTCGCCATACTTGAACTTGCCACTCACAATCCGAAGCCCAGGATCGGGAGGACTCTGAAAGTTATAACTCGGTGCAGTCGGAATCGCGGGGACCGCGTAGGACTGCGAAGTCACTGTCTCCTCCTCCTTGGGGGCCGTCCGCACCTGGTACGGATTGACCTTAACGGGCGGCGGGGGGTTACTCATATTGTTAAGAAGCAAACACAAGATTGGCAAGACCACTCACGATGCGCAGGTAATTGTAGGATTCCACGTAGGCATTGACGGTGTAGGTATATTGAAAGACCACCGTAGCATTTCCACCCGTCGTGGCATTTTGAACGACCGTCAACACCTGATCCGGCTTGTAGAGCCCGACTTGACCCGGGGGGATAACCACAGGGTTCGTGCTCAAGGCCGTTGACTTGAGGATGCACACCTGGATTGTATTCGGTGCCGACGGCTGGTTGGGAGCAGGGAGAGGTTGGAGAAGAGTCAGACGCAGTACCGCCTTGTTGATGGTGCTTCCATTCGCAGCACCGGACGGTTGGTATTGGTCATTGTTGAGCCCAAACGAATACATGTAGACGCCCGGTAATTCGTCGGGGGTCGTGCCGGTCGCAAAGCGATACGTCTCAAGCAGGGAGTAGTATTCACCCGGCTTGACTTGGAGGCGCTCGTTGCCGTCGAACAGCAGCACTCCGTCTACGACGCTGTCCCTGGGAAACACGGACGTTACCTGGTTCTGGCCCGACGCATACAGGCTGGTCGCCACATCGGACGTATTGACACTCCAGGGCGCTCGGTTGGGATTTGGCCAGTTAGTATAATTGTCCCACATGTTGGATGTAATGCTGTCCGAACGAGACACAACCCAGGTGATGCGCGACACCAAGTTACGCATCGGCAACAGCAAATCTGTATTGGGTCCATACTGACCCTCGACTCCCACGTGACGAATCTCCTTGAACATGTAACTCTGATCTGCTGTGGCAAACTGCGTCATTTCCATCTCGGTCAGGTAGAAGAAGTTGCATTCCAGGTACGGCTCCGGGTAAAAGTTGGTAACGCCAGGATTAGTCGGAAGGCCGCTGGGGAGAGAGGGGGTCAAGAACAAATTCATAGGATATACATCGGGACGAACACGCTGACCATAGGTGGGGGATATGGGCTTCACATCAATTACAGTATATAGCCGGTTCAGAGGGCGAAGAGTGACGTTGATGTAGACCTCTGTATTCTGCATAGACACCAGTGGCAGAGCAGACCCCACATCCTCACAAAACCAAAAGTGAAGAGGGACAATCAACTGTCTCGACCGAATCGATGGTTCGGGGACTGTGCTACCTGGGAAGACAGTGTTACCTGAAATGTCTCGTGTGGTCGATGTATACGCTACTGAATGCGGATATTGTCCCTCACGGTCGTATGCATTGGAAGGGTCGTAGATCTCCGGGACATTACCGATCATCTTGTTCACCGTGTGCCGCTTCGTCCCATTGAAGGTCAAATGGGAATACAGTTTCATCCACTCGCCCGACATGGTCTGGATCTGCTGCCCATTCATGGTAATCTCGATGTTTTCGATCAGATTGTAGCCAATGTTCGACACCCACTCAAATTCATAGCCAATAGCCGAACACCGAGGATCGTAGCCAGTTGGCGGAGTTGTCACGGGGACTAGCGGAGACCAAATGTCAGGTAACGTGATGACTAGGTACACATCATTGAGCAACTGGGCATATCGATCAATGCGCGCGGACAACTTGCGGGGCTGAGCAAAGTCAAAGTCGAGATGTGAAGTTCCAAAGTCCACGCGAATGTGCTCCATGGCAAAATTCGTGTGGCGTTTGTAGACATTCCGGAAGTGGGTCATGGACGGGTTGCCATTAATCAACTCGTTCTGAGCCCCCACGCCCACCAACTGGAGAAGCGCACCAGGCATTTGTAGTTACGGAACATCATTGTTTAATAGAGAACGCCGCCGCCCTGCGAACAGCAATAGGATACGAAAGTTTCACCCAGCCCACTACACGTATTGTTTCCACGGCACGCGGATGCAACGATCAAGTGATACTGCGCCGCACCATTCGCCTTCAGACTTAGGTACGTAGAGGGGATCTTGTTCTTACCAAATGGCGGGTTGACGGTGTATGTTCTTGCAATAATGTTGCGCTTGTGCCTCGCCAAATAATCTTGTGCGGAGTTGACTTGCATTCCTATTTATACAGAGCCGAGAGAATAGAGTAAAATGCGCTTTGTTCTTGTCAGTACTCACGTCGACCAGACCACCGGCTACTCAAAGGTGGCCTACAATCTCCTCCGACAGGTCTCGTCGCTTGCCCCGAAGGTGAAGACGTTTCACTTCGGATTCCAGCGTAACCCCGATCACAAGAACATCCGCAGACTCCCCGATAATGTCACTGGATACGATGCTGCTGCCAATGAGGATCCGCGCGAGGAGGGATTCGGATTCAACAAGATCGCCGAGTACCTCGAGATGGTCCGCCCCGATGTGGTTATGATCTACAATGATCCTCTGATCATTTGCAGGTTCATCGAGGCAATGAAGTATGACAAGGAGAAGTCGTCATTCAGGCTGTGGCTTTATGTCGATCAGGTGTACACGGGTATTGCACAGCCCCTCGTGGATGCTATGAACAAGAATGCGGATGAGATCTACTGCTTCACCAAGTCGTGGGCGGAGACGTATAAGGCATATGGTGAGGGCCCCACTCCCAAGATTCTCGAGCACGGCCTTGATGTTTCGGACTTTACATGCATGAGCCGTGAGCAGCGAATGGCTCTCCGTGCCACGGTGAAGATCCCTGCGGATGCCATTGTCTTCCTCAATGCCAATCGTAATAGCCAGCGTAAGCGACTGGACCTCATGATCATGGGGTTCGTCAAACTGCTCCAGAACCCCGATGCCGACAATGTGTACCTAATGGTCGTGACTGCCATGAATCCTCAGCAGGGCGCGTTCTATGATATCCAGCGTGTCTATCTCAGTGAGTTGACTCTCGCGGGCCTCGATCACGCGGACTATGCTAAGCGCCTGATGATCATCGACACTGCCCCGCCCAAGACACTCACCGATGCCCAGATCAATGAGATTTACAACATGACAGATATCGGTATCAACACATCGGATGGCGAGGGATTCGGCCTCTGTCAACTCGAGCATCTGTATACGGGAGCCCCCCAGGTCGTGACAAAGGTTGGAAGTTACGACTCATTCCTGGATAGCAACGTGGCGACGTTCATCCCTCCATCGGGTCTTCAGTACTTTGCAGGATCCATGCCATTGGGATTCTCTGCACCTATCTTCAGTCGCGAGGACATCGGGGCGGCTATGCTGGATGCAGTGAAGAATGTGACAAAGCGCCGGGAGGCAATCAAGAAGTTCCCGTTCAAGAGTTGGTCGACTGTGTGCGACAGTTGGCTCGAGGACCTTCACGCCGAGGAGTAACTGGGCTTGCCCTCCAGAACCCAACGGATCTGCGTATCTGAAATCTTGCGACCAACGGGAATCAAGCGATGATTGTCCTCGAATGCAACACCGTCAAACACCTCCGTCGTCAACGGATCAATCAGAAACAGGATTCCCTTGATCACAACCTTCTGGAGTCGGCGCGTCTTGCGTTCCATGTTCCGCAGGTACGTGGAGTCGAGATCCTCGGACTTGACGGACGGCTTGAAGGCCAGGTCCTCTCCCGTGATGGTGCTGTCGAACCGCATACAAGAAATCACCGGGCGTTCCTTGGCGTGAAGCTTGCGGTGAATCTCGCAGTCAACCGCCGACTGCTTCAGTAACAACCCAATCTTCTGGTTGATCTGGTTCTTCTCGAATGCAGTCTCGTAAAGGTACTCATCGGCTGACATGAACGTCTCGACCGGTCCACCACCTTCGTAACGTTTCATCGTCGTATCGGCCCGACGAATCGGTGTAATATTCGGAAAGTCGTTGGACTTAGCCTGGTCCTCTGTGAACACCGACACATAGAAGCTAATACGCACTGTTCTCTCTTCCACAGGGAGCGTTGCGTGAGAGCAAATACGAATGGCACGTCCAATGACCTGGTCGTGGCGGGCAGGAGTCCAGTGCGGCTCCAGAATGTGAACGTGGCGCACATTGGCGAGCGTGATACCTTCAGCGCCCGAACTGGAGGCCATCAACAAACACAGAATCTTCTTGCCCCGGGCCTCCACGCTCGTCTTCAAGGACGCGGGAAACGAAGACTCGAACTTGTTGTTGAAGATCTGGCGGGTCAATTCACGCTCCTCTGCCGATTCCTTGCCCGTGTACATGGTGTATGCAGGCTTGGATGCATCCATCTCACCCTCTGTCCACTGACCGTTGGCCTTGACAATCTTGTACGGCTGCCATCCATTGGCCTCCAAGATAGCCGAGAACACGCCGAGACCTTCCAGTTCACGGTACTGGGAATAGACGAACTGATTGCGGAACTCTGTAGTGCCCACGGATTCCTGAATGAGCTTCAGAGCCCGGAGAAACTTGGGACTCAGAATGGCGAGTGCCTTTTCGGACAGGTAGCGTTCCGGATTAGCCTTCAATTTTTCCAGAATCGCGGGCTTGTCCACAACCTTGTCCTCGTTCTCGGCTTCGTCTGTCGTGAACTCCGCACGCAGTTCTGCGGCCAGCAAGTAGTTGCAGGCCAATCGCGATAGAACGCGATAACTGCCAAGATTCTCATCCAGCGACTTCTTGCCCTTGTTCGAGTCCATCTTCAACTCGGCCCAACGTTGGCCGAGGTAATGGGTGAACTGTTCCTTGGACATGGGAACCTTCTCCAGCATCTTGTCATCGTCCACGCGACGGGGCAGCATCCGCTCGTCGGCACCCTTGAAGTACGACACCAACCCTTGGATGCGGCGCTGGAACAGGAGCGGATTCTTCACGGACAATCCATCGAGGAACATTGACGAGAATTCCGCGAAGGGTGAAGGCAGTCCTTCGAATGATTCCACCGACACCCGCTCCATATCAATCTCCGCACCTGCCATCTCCACCTCCACCTTGGTCTTGAATCCTCCGATCCAGTCGGCGGGAACCGCAACCCACTTCATGTCCGCCTTGTACTGCACGGCAATCCGATCGCCCTTCTCATTGTAGACGGAACGGAACTGCGGAGGATTGCGGGTGATCATGACGATCTTCTTGGATGCATTGAACTCGATGGTATCCACCTCGGGCTGTTGGCGGAACGTGGCCGTCAGTTTGTCCTCGTCCCAACCCTCAATCTTCTTGAACGGAATGGTGATGCGCTCAATCGGTCCACGCAGGAGATTCATTAGGTAGGCAATCTCGTTGGGACGGTTGATGACGGGCGTTCCCGACAGGGCCACGATCTTGCAGCGCTTGGCCGTGTACAGCGCTTGATACACGGGACTCACCACACCGTCCTTGTCGGCGATACGGGAGATGAAGTTATGGACCTCATCCACAATCACCACTTTGTCCTCGAACGGATTGGGTCCATCCTCCGGAACCATCTCCTTCACAGCCGCGCGCGTCAGGCCGTTGTAGTTAATGAAGGTGTACCGCTGGCTCAGAATGTCCTCAACCTGTGCGCGAATCACATCCTGCTCTGTCTTGGGCAGGTCCGCAAAGTTCGGGTTCTCATTCGGCACCGTGGAAAAGAACCGGTTGTTGCGGTCGAGGAATCCGTCGGAGATTCCCATGGTCTTGGCCGTTGCCCGCGTCTCCTCCGTCAGTTGCTGTTGGCGCCAGTGGTTCTCGTACGCATAGATCGGGTCACCACACTTGCGCAACTCACCGATATAATTGGCACGGAGCGACGCCGGTGTCATGACCACCGTCTTCAAGGTTGTGAGCAAGGACTCTGCCACGGCGATGGACGAGCAGGTCTTGCCCGAACCCAATCCATGATACAGCAAAATGCCGCGGTAGGGCGTCTCAATGAGCATGTAATCGCGGATCAATTTCTGGTAGTGGAGCAACTCACGGGCGTTAGACTGCATCTTGCAGAGATCCTCCTCCTTGTCGTCGGCATCCTGCGGCTCGCGGGGCGACTTGCGGTACTTCAGAAAGGTTCTAGTAATGAAGTCGGCAAACGCCTTTCGGTTGGGGAGGACGTAGCTCATTGTTTTTCGCCACGATTTGATAATGGAGGGTATCACACGGAAGACGCACCGCATCTGGATGGTGTCGATTTTTTTGTTCTTGATGGCGGGGTTCCTGTACCTCAAGCCGACGGTTGCGTTCGGGCGTGAGGGGCGGATTCGGCCGTTTGGCACAGGGGACAAGGAGTCCACTGTGTTCCCTGTGTGGTGGTGGGTGTTCGTGCTGAGCGTGGTGGCCTATTGCATGACGATCTACCTTGCAAACTTTCGGGTGTGATCACAATGGCCAAGTGTCCGTATAAGAACATCGCAGGTGAAGTTGGAAAAGGCTGGCACTCCTACCGATTCCTTGGCTTTTCCATCGTGGACATTGTGGGTACGTTCTTCTTCTTTGCCGTGCCGAGCGCGTGGCTTCTCAAGGGGAATGTGTGGATTCACTTTTTCGTGTGGCTGGTGATTGGCGAGATCTTCCATTACGTCTACGGGTCGCAGACAGCAGGACTGACTGCGCTCGGGATTGATACTCACTGCGACTCGTAGGTCCGCACAATCTCTGTCAATGACTCAATCATGTGGAGGCGCTCCACGTGGTGTGGGCGCACATAGTTCCTGCACTCCTCCAGCGTCTTCCAGCCAATCCCAGAAATCTCCCGCTTCTGCATGTAGGTCATCTTCTGACCTAGATTCACGAGTTCGGGCTTGGTCAGCAAGGCCACAAAGTACACGTGTCGATACTGGACACCATTCAGGCCTGTGAAGGTCTCCTCCAGAAGGATATTGTTCAGGACCAGGTACGCCTCACGGGGCACATTGGTCTCCTCGTTGAACTCACGCAGAGCACACTCGAGATCCGTCTCGGTCCGCACGCGACGACCCTTCGGAAACCCCCACTCGGGCTCCGAGTACAGTGAGGCGAAGTTTGAGACCATTCCCGGTCGGTCAAGCG